ATTTTTAACTTTGGTTCTTTTGCAACCATTTCCATCCCCGGTGGCGCAACCGTGCCTATTCTTGCTTTACGCATAGCCCCATCGGTTGACAGCGGTCAAACTGGAACATTTGGCAACAAGGAAATTGTGAACCACATGCAATTACAGCCCGTTTCTCTTGGTTTAATTACCAGCGGGCCGTTTTTGATTCAATTGACATTGAACGCCTTTACAACTAACTTTTCAGGCTCATTTGTTTCTCCCACAATTGGTTCGCAAGTCTCATCTTCGCTGGCTCAAGTTGCTTTGAACACACTCAACACCGCAACGATTACGGGTGGAGAATCAGCCGCCGCCGCGTACACCAACACCAACGGTGAAACATCGCTTGATTTGTCACAGGTGCGCGATTTAGGTAACTCAATATTGGGCGGTGGTTTGGTGAACACTGTTCCAAACTCGCGTGCAAACGTGTTTCCTGACGGCCCTGATATTTTGTACATTGCGGCTACAAATACCACTGCTGGCTCGTTGAACTTGCTGGCGCGTTTGTCTTGGAAAGAGTCACAAGCTTAAGGAAAAATCATGGCCAAAAGGGGACTTTATGCAAACATTAATGCAAAACGCGAAAGAATTGCTGATGGATCAGGCGAGAAAATGCGCAAAGTTGGTAGCAAAGGTGCTCCAACTCGCAAAGACTTTGTTGAGTCAGCTAAGACAGCCAAAATGAAAGAAGGCGGCCCAAGCCTTGCTGTTGGTCGAGGTGAGAAACTTTCAACCAAGCAAGGTGCGGGGCTTACCCAAAAAGGGCGCGACAAATACAATCGTGAAACTGGATCCAATCTGAAGGCCCCACAACCCAAGGGTGGCTCAAGAAAAGATTCTTTTTGCGCACGCATGAGTGGTGTTGTTGAGCACGCAAAAGGCGACGCGCCACGCGCTAAAGCATCGTTAAAGCGCTGGAACTGTCCTAACTGGTAAAGGAAAAATCATGAGTACACCAAAACCAAATGCCACGCCCGAAGATATGGCCGAACTTTACAAACTTAATGAAAAGTTGTATGGAAGCAAGACAAAGCCATTGCCACAAACGCCAATAAAGCCATCGCCGCCTCGTACAACGCTACCTAAGACAATAAAGCCATCGCCACCTTATCCATCGCCACCTTTCCATCGCCGCCTAGGCCATCGCCGCCTAGGCCACCTCGGTCAACGCCAATCCCACCGAAATTAAATCCACCACCACCAAGGCAACGGGGCGGTGAGCCATTAAGACCACCTCAGGTTGGAATGAAAAAAGGCGGGAGCATTAACTTGGCTAATTGCAAAATAACCACTGCAAAGAAAAATTCCAACTCACGGTTTTAAAACATGGCTTACTCAGGAACTGTTGGAACCACCGTAATCGACGTACAGACCCTGATTGACCATGGGGCGCGTCGGTGCGGCAAATTGGCTGAGGAACTGACCTCTGAGCAGGTTCAGTCTGCCCGCGAGTCCCTGTACTTTTTCCTGAGCCACCTGATAAACCGAGGCATCCAGTATTGGTGCATCAGCAAGGTGGTTATTGGGCTCAAGGCAAACGAGTACATCTACAGCCTGCCGCTTGGCGCTGTGGANGCCCTGAACGTGCTGTACAGGACTATGACTAGGCCAACTGGCACCTATAGCTCCTCGGCTGGCGGCATTGCCGCAAACGCCTTTGATGAGGACATAGAGACTTTCTGTTTGCAAACATCAGCGGCGGGCAACATTGCAATTGATTACGGTCTCAGCGACCCCTACTACATTGGCTCAATTGGCTTCATGCCATACGTGGCGGGCGGGGGATCACAGACGATAAATTACGTTTTTGAAAGCTCATTGGATGGAATAACGTGGACTACGCTGTACACGGGAACCTCGGTTGTGGTGACAGATAAGCAGTGGGTGTGGCAGGACATTGACCCGGGAGCCTCTGTCTCCTACTACCGCATGCGTGCCACTGGAGCCACCATTTTGGCCTTGCGAGAGCTTTACTTTGGCACAAGCTCCCTCGAAGTTCAAATGTCTCGCCTCAACCGCGACGACTACACCAACCTGCCAAACAAGAATTTCACCGCCAATCAGCCCTTTCAGTTTTGGTTTGATCGCACCATTCCGCTCCCNCAAATGCACGTATGGCCTGTTCCAAGTACCAACTTTGTGCAGGCAACGGTATGGTATTCGCGTCAAATCATGGACGTTGGCCAGCTTTATGGCGAGGTGGAAATACCCCAACGGTGGTATGAGGCAGTCCTGATGAATTTGTCGCACCGCATGTCCATGGAAATGCCAAACGTCGACATGGCGCGTACCCAGTACCTCGAGACCCAAGCCGCTCGATATCAGCTTGAAGCGGAGCAAGAAGAGAGGGATAATTCACCCATATATTGGGCTCCCAACATTTCGGTCTACACAAGGTAACGCATGCCAGTCTTCCTAAACACCGAAGGGCTTACAACGCTTGCAATCGCTGTTTGCGATAGATGCAAGATGAAGCGTGCTTTGGTGCAGTTGCAGAGCGACCCAAACTTCCCCGGGCTCCGCGTCTGCGACCAAGGTTGTCAAGACGAGCTAGACCCCTACCGCCAAGCCGCCCGACAAACCGAGCGCATCAATCTTCGTTTTCCGCGACCTGATAGCACATTGACCCAAGTCGATAATCAGTCTCCCGATTACGAGGGCAAATACGGCCCCACCTAAAGGAAAAACATGGCACAGGTAGGCTACACGCCCATAAAACTATACTCAAGCGGCACGGCCTTGGCACAGCCCTTAGCGGCAAACTTGTCCCTTGGCGAACTTGCGCTTAACTACACAGACGGCAAGATTTATTACAAAGACGGCACAGGCGCTGTTTTGGCAATTTCAGGTGGTGTGACCACAATTACGTTTGGCACGACTGGCTTGACGCCAAGCACAGCAACTGGTGGCGCGGTGACTGTTGCGGGGACTTTGGTTGCGGCAAATGGTGGAACAAGTTTTAGTACGTATGCCGCTGGCGATTTAGTTTACGCCTCAGCCGTAAACACGCTTGCAAAGCTTACCGCAGGCACCAATGGCTTTGTATTGACGTTGGCGGGTGGCTTACCCACTTGGGCGGCGTCAACAGGCGGCGTAACGTCGTTTAGCGCAGGCACCACAGGGCTTACACCAAACACGCCAAGCACAGGCGCAATAGTGCTTGCAGGCACCTTAGCGGTAGCAAATGGCGGTACTGGAACTGCTACTCCCGCTATTGTTGCAGGCACAAATATCACAGTAACTGGCACTTGGCCAAATCAAACTATCAATGCCAGTGGTGGTGGTGGTGGCGATGTATTTGGCCCAGCCTCAGCTACTGACACTGCAATTGCTTTGTTTGACACTACAACAGGCAAGTTGCTTAAAAACAGCCTTGTAACTGTGTCTGCAACAGGTGCAATTGTCGCGCCGCAAGTTGGAAGCACTATTCCTTTTTACTTTGCCAACCAAGCGGCTTTTCCATCTGCGGCCACCTACCACGGGGCCTTGGCGCACAGTCATTCAGATGGGGCAATGTACTTTGCTCACAGCAGTGCGTGGATTAGATTACTTGATGCAAGCACAACTGTTACCGTAGCACAGGGTGGCACAGGGCTGGCTACATACACAATTGGCGACACACTCTATGCAAGCGCGGCAACAACCTTAACGCAACTTGCCATCGGTACTGCGTATCAAATCAGCGCAGTAAATTCGGGTGGAACAGCACCATCGTGGCAAGGGCTGTCCTCGCTGATTGACAACGGATTGACGGCGGCAACGCAAGGTCAGATTTTGTATCGCAATGCGTCAACTTGGGTGGCGTTGGCCCCCGGNACAANNGGNCAAGTGCTCACCACTGGCGGTGCCGCCGCCAACCCCGCTTGGGCTACCGCCGCCGCAGGGCTGACTGGATTTACCGCCTCACAAGACATTATTGCACCAAATGCAACAATTTACGCCAACGCCCTGACCGCAACAGCGGCTGTGGCTTCGGCAGACATTGCCTTGGTGCCAAAAGGCGTGGGTGCATTCCTGCTTGCAATTCCTGACGCAACAGTCACAGGAGGCAACAAGCGCGGAAATTACGCAATTGATTTTCAATTGGTTCGCGCCTCTGCCGCGCAGGTNGCAAGCTCCAACAACGCTGGAATACTTGGCGGTCAAAACAATACTGCAAATGCCACATATGCGGTTGTCATTGGTGGTGACACAAACACCGCATCAGGCTCTTATGCGCTTGTTCATGGAACAAACAGCACCGCAAACGCAGTCCAATCTATGGCGGTTGGCGCTTGGGCAACCTCTCGTGCCGTGGTTGGGTATAGAGCATTTGCACCCAATGCGCCCATTGCAAGCGCCCTTGGTAACACCCAAATGGGCTTTGTTACGGTTGGTGTTCAAACAACTGATGCAACCGCAACAATTTTGCGATCCAACACATCTGTAGCCGCCTCAACAAACCAATACTATGTTCCATTGAATGGAATCTCTACTTTTACCATATTGATTTCTTGCGGCATTACGGGCGCATCAAACGCTAAGGCTTGGGAATTTAAAGGAGCCGCCAAGAAAGGCGCAACCGAAAACACAAACGTACTTGTTGGGACATTGACCAAAAATGTATTGGCCGCAGACGCGGGAGCCTCAACTTGGGATGTGGCGGTCACTGCAAACACAACAACTGGCGCTATAACAATCACGGCAACTGGCCAAGCAGGAACGACTATTCGTTGGAGCGCAACCGTAATTGCAACTGAGGTATCCTACTAATGGCTATTAACTTTGACAACTCAAATGCTGGCGTCATCACGCTGAAGCCGGGCGTCTCGGGCACGCTCACGCTTGTCTTGCCAATTGCGGACGGTAGTGCTAATCAGTTTTTGAAGACTGATGGCGCAGGCACTCTAAGCTTTGGCGCTGGCTCAATTGGCGCAAATGCAGTGGTGACTGGTTTGATTGAAACCACCACAATTACTGCAACCCCGCTTACGGCCACGGCTACATACGATGTAATTACGCAGACTGTTTTGTACGTAACAGGCAACGCCACAAACAACTGGACACTGAACGTTAGAGGTAATGGCGTAACCACCTTTAACAGTCTGATGGCAATTAACCAAACAATTACCTTGGCTGTAATGGTAACCAACGGCGCAACGCCATTTTTTCAATCAGCAACTCAGATTGATGGAGTTGCGCAAACGCCAAAATGGCTAAATGCCGTTGCACCGTCCGCTGGTAACGCAAACTCAATTGATGTTTACACGTTGACAATTACAAAAACTTCGATAACGCCAACCTACAACATTGTTGCGTCACAAACTAGGTATGCATAACCATGCCAATACTTCAATCTAAGGGAGCGGTAAGCGCACAAGGGTACGGGCAGACAACGCCAAGACCACTTACGTTTACAGGCACGCCTGCGGAAAATAACCGCGCTCATGGCGTGATTCGGATGACGGGAAACGCATCAATTACGTTAAATTTTCCCAACCTGACTCTTACCACCGCTGGCTACGCAATGTGGGTGTACAAACTAGCTACGATTACGGGCGGCGTCTCGACCTCAATTACAGGCGGTGGTGGATACAACATAGTAACTTCACTTGTGGGTGTTGGTAGCTACATCAACGGGGTGGGGACTACTACTGTAAACGCAAACAGCCTCACCGCTAACACAAACACATCAATTACGCTGGGAACCTTTTTTTCGGGCACAACCGTTGGCACCGACACCGTCTTGATTTATTTTTTGTTTCAAAACAGCCAAGCCTTTTCTTGTGTTCAATACACAGGAAATAATACCGCAAGAACCATCAGCTTTGTCGCGGCATCAAATACTCTTAATCCTCGATTAGTTTTTGTTGCAAATACCACTGCGGGAACTCTCGTGATGGGTCAGCCGAATAGTTCAACTTCAAATGCGTGGGGGTTTTTTTCTGGTGGTCAAACTCCAACTGCTATAGCAGGTAGGTGGCAAGCGCAATTTGGCGGTGGCCTTTTATATCTTGGAGCGGCGGGGTCAGCGGGTTCGCAAAATATTACTGGCAACATATACAACGCATTTTGTTGGGATGGTAATAGCTCATCAACTGTGTTTGGTAGCAATAATCAGCAGATACTTGCGGGTGGATCCCAAACCACCAGTTGGCCAACCTTAGGCAATAAAAACAATAGAGACGCCGTAACCGTAGGTAATCAAGCTCAAATGACCCAAGCAATTTGGCTTGTTGTTAACTCAAACACCGCCACAGCTTGTAGTTGGACAAATGGGCATACCACTTCCTTTACGGGCGGCATGGTGCCGGGCTCCATCACCTACGGATTTATGGTTCCCGCCAGTGGAACTATTCCAACCATTCAATTTTCAAATTTTGGAACCGCAGGCGCTGGTGGAATTGCTGGGCGCAATGACTCTAGTAGCACTGGAAGCCATGCTTGGTTTGTGTGGTTTTTTGAACCCTCTGACTTTAATATAGACATACCAAATGCTAGGCCTTTTTACGCAGGGGCTAAATCTGCATTGATTGCCTCAGGCGTTACAACGTCTACATATAACATAGGAAACACAAACAACTACCCTTTTTATTACACATTTGTTTTGGTTGTTTCGGGCGTTGGAACAAACGCTGTTGCCGCAAGGCTGTATACAAGGAATCAACAATTTATTCGATGCTCAGACGCTAATTTGCCAAGCCCATACTATGGCATGAACGCCACCGCTGGAGGCACGCAAGCTTCATCGGGATATGACGGTAGAAACTTTGAGTTTGCTGGGTTGGTTAGCACCCAATCGCACGCTATTTTGTATGGTGTTCAATTTCCAAGAATTCACTGCACGCCCATGTGGTCAGGAACTGGAACTGTTAGAACTTTCTATCACCAGCTAGGAGACATACCCACTTACATGTGGGTAAGAAACACAGACATTTCAAATACCAGCACAATCTTGTTTCACAATGCCCTTGGTGTAGATAAATATATAGATATTTCAGGGGCCAATGCCGCAGTAACAGACACAACGGTTTGGAACAACACAGCTTTAACGGCCACCACAATTACATGTGGAACAAGTGCCTTAGTAAATACCTCTAACGCTGGTTATCATGCTTTTGCGTGGTGCAGTAGGGCGGGGTTTGTGAACGTCGGGTATTACCCCGGGGCGTCGGCCTCGCAAGAAATTCTAATTGGATTTCAGCCATCCACCGTCATCATCACCGATGGGTCAGGTACTGATGGAACTGTTATGTTTACGGCCAGCATGGGCATGACAGGAGGTAGCAACTACCGCATGCGCTTGTCAGGCGCGGCAAACAACGCAACCTTGGGTGACGTATGCCTTGGAACCACCTTGGGATTCACCATGGCCTCAACCACCATTCTGAATACCGCAGGACGCAACTACTATTTCATTGCCTTTTTATAAAAGGTTAAACTTAAAACCCGTTTAACTTTAAGGAACAAAAATGGTAGAAAAAGTTTGGTTCACACTTGAAACAGCAAATCAAATTGTTGGGTACTTGGGCACAAAGCCCTACCAAGAAGTTTTCCAATTGATGGCACAGATCCAAAAAGCGGTTGATGTCCAGCAAGAAGAAAAAAGAGCAGGCTCAGCACCTGAGGTTCAACCACCCACCGAGGAGTAAAAAATGATTGAAGAAGAAAACACACAATCTGAAGAAGAAAATGTTCTTGAGGCACAAGCTCAACCACAAGCTCAAGCAGAGCCTACAGTGGCCGTTGACGACCCATACGCCTCACAGGCTCACATAGCTGACGAAAACCGCATTTGGCCGCCTCCCTTTGTGAAGAAGCATGGATAACACCACCACTGCCACAGAAATCAAATTGGCCGTGCACGAAGCCGTCTGCACAGAGCGATACCACAGTATTGAAAGCTCTTTGCGGAACGGCGATAAGCGTATGACCAAGATTGAGTACCTGCTGTACGCGGTGATTATCTGCGTGCTGTTTGGCCCGGGCGTGGCTGGCGAGTTCATCAAAAAGTTCTTGGGGCTATGAAATCGACCCGCTCACCATCTTGCTGGCCGCTCGAGCCTGTGTTACTGCAATCCAGCAAGGTACTGCTTTGTACAAGCAAGCGAAAACCGCTTTCATGGAGGTCAAGTCCATTGTTGAAGAAACTGCTGGTGTTGCCCGACAGGCCAAAGGTTTTTGGGCCAAGCTCTTCGGAACCAAAGAAGAGCCTGTGGCGCAAGCGACGCGAAAAAAGGAAAAATATGTAGCCGTCGACGAGACAAAAGTGCTCTCGGATATTGTGAGTCAATTGAGCACTTTCTTTCGTTTGCAGGAACAATTGGCTGAGACAATTCGCATTGAAGAGGAGCGATCAAAAAACGTCTATGACCCTGATGCAAATTTGATGGAAGCCGCCCTCCACAGAATCATGGCCCAAGACCAAATGGCCCTTTTGGAGCGAGAAATAAGAGAGGCGATGGTATACGGTGCCCCAGCCGAGATGGGGGCTCTGTACAGCCGCACGTTTGCAACACGGGACATCATCAAGGCAGAGCAGGACAAAGCAAGAAAGAAACGGGATGAACAATCATGGCAACGCAAGGAAGAGGAGCGCCTTTCAAACGAAAGGCAGGCGTACCTACTAGCGACTTTGCTTTTCCTCCTCTACCTGTGGCTACTCCTAACCCTCCTAAGCAGGACTGGGAGCTAGTGATGGGGTGGCTGGCGGCGTTAATTTTGGCGGTGTTCGCGCTCCCTCTGCTTGGCATGCTGTATATGGACGTGTTGCAAACCAAAAAAGAAGCTCAAGCCCAAATTCAAAAAATGGAAAAACTCAGGCAAAAAATCGAAAAGGAAAGAAAAAATGATTCCAATAGTCGCAACCCTACTGAGTAGCCTTGCAACAAATGGCCTGACGCTACTGTCCAGCGCAATCCAAGCCAAGGGCAAGGAGGTGGTCGAAAAGACTTTGGGTGTAAAGATACCTGACGATCCGACACCCGAAGATGTCAGCAATTTGCGCCAACTTCAGTTTGAGCATGAAGAGCGCCTGCTTGAGCTTGGTATTGAAAAGGCCAAGATGGAATTGGCTGAACTTGAGTTGCTGGCCAAGGCCGCTCAAAACGACGCTGACAACATCACAGATCGTTGGCAAGCCGATATGACATCTGACTCTTGGTTGTCAAAAAATATACGCCCCATGAGCTTAATTGCCATCTTTGTGGGCTATTTCATTTTTGCCATGATGTCTGCTTACGGCCACAACGCAAATGAGTCCTACGTCACGTTGCTGGGCAACTGGGGAATGTTAATCATGGGCGCTTACTTTGGTGGGCGCACGGTTGAAAAACTTGCAGATATGAGGAGCAAAAAATGAGCTTAAGCACCGAACAAGCCGCATTCTTGCTGGACTTTTGCAAACTGGTTCAATATGCCACAGAGCAGGGCTTTGTTGTGACCGCTGGGGAAGTTGCCCGCACCCCCGAACAGCAAGCCATTTACTTCAAAACAGGCCGCTCAAAGACCATGAATTCCATTCACCTGAAACGGTGCGCTGGAGACTTGAACTTCTTCAGGGATGGGAAGATAATATGGGACAAGAGCATCCTCGCGCCGCTGGGTGCTTATTGGGAAACTTTGAACCCCAAAAATCGCTGGGGAGGCAATTTCAAATCGCTTGTCGATTGTCCCCATTTTGAGCGTAATGTTGGTTAAAAAGGAGCCTCAGGATGGCAACCGCCGTAGCCCAAACATATGACAACCTAGTCACTAGCGTTGAGGCGTATCTAGAGCGCACTGACGCCGTCACTATTGCCTACATCCCCACCTTTATCATGCTGGCTGAGCAGGTGCTTGCCGCTGACATGAAGTTTTTGGGGAACATAAACGTAGGTACATTTTCGCTAGTTACATCTCAATCAATTGTTCCAAAACCTGCGCGTTGGCACAAAACGGTGTCAATGACGATGATTGTCAATGGTGAGCGCACCCCCTTGTTTTTGCGCAAGTACGAGTATTTGCGGGGGTATTGGCCAAGCACCACAACTACTGATCAGCCAAAGTTTTACGGTGACTACGATTACACCCATTGGCTGATAGCCCCCACACCTGACGCCGCTTACAGCGTTGAGACCGTGTACTACGAGCGCGTTCAGCCCTTGGACACAAACAACCAAACCAACTGGTTCACACAATATGCGCCGCAAGCCATGCTGTATGGAACTCTTTTGCAAGCAATGCCTTTCCTCAAGAACGACGAGCGTTTACAAATGTGGCAAGCACAGTACACGCAAATCATCAGCACCTTGAAGGAAGAAGATAAGCGACGGCTTGCTGACCGTCAAGCCATAGCGATTGACTCATAATGACCTCATACATAAGCCCATTTACAGGCGACGTTATTGTCCCAACTGACGTCAGCTATGTTTCGTACACGCTGGCCTCTACCCTGCAACTTGTTTGGCCAGCGAATGGTTCAGACAGCAATGATGTTTGTGCGCGGATCATGGACATTCAGGCGGCAAGTTCGGTTCCGCAATTGAAGTTCCCACCTGCTGATCAAGCGTCGGTTGGCACTGATGCCTTGATACGAAATGTTGGTGCTTTCACGATAACGGTGACCGATTACAACGGCAACACAATTGCAACGGTGACGGCAGGAACTGCCCGATACATTTACCTGACAAACAATTCCACCTCCAGTGGTATTTGGGGCATCTTTACCTTTGGTACTGGCACCTCCTCCGCTGATGCCGCTACGCTTGCGGGCTATGGCTTGTTGGCCAGTGGTTTGACTCTGAACCAAAGCCACCCCGTAACCACCCTTACCGCCAACTACACCTTTCAGGCATCAGACCGCGCTCAAGCGCTGGCTTGGCCAACCTCGGGTGGCGCAACCAATGCCTACCTGCCCTTGGCGTCCACCCTCAGCAACAACTGGTTTACGTTACTGAAAAACAATGGCACGGGCACATTGCTGTTAAACACTACAAGCAGTGAGTTGTTGGATGGGACTGCGTCGGCGAAGACTTTTCAGCCCGGCGACTCGGCGTTCATCATCTGCACTGGCACCTCCTACATCACCATAGGCTACGGCGTAAGCACAGAATTTTCCTTTACCGCGCTCACCAAGGTGGTCACCACTGGCACATACACCCTAACGGCGTCAGAGGCCTCCAACACCATCCAAAAATACACTGGCGCTCTTACAGCTAACGTTACGGTTTATTTTCCACCTGTGGTCAACCTGTACATCATCAGCAACCAAACCACTGGCGCTTTTACGTTAACGATTGGAACCACAATTGGAACCACTGTCACGGTGCCAACAAACACTCAGGCAACTGTAATTTGTGATGGCACCAACTTCTTAAACGCCAACACGACCACTGTGAGCAGTACAGTCATTGCAATGGTCGATGGAACGGTGACAAACCCTGCGGTGTACTTTGCTTCAGAGCCAACTACTGGTATTTATCGACCTGCGGCGGGCCAGTTTGGTATTGCCATTCTAGGTGTGTTAGTGTCAAACACAAGGGCGACTGGCCTTGAAATTACGGGGACAGGAACCTTTTCGGGTGGTGTGTCAGGGGGCGCTTTTTAATGACCGATAAGGTTTTAGCCCTCGACACGAAGCCGGGCATCCAGCGCGATGGAACCATGGTCGATGCAGAATGCTACACAGACGGCGAATGGGTGCGCTTTCAGCGCGGGCGTCCTCGAAAAATGGCGGGTTACGTTCAGATCACCAACGACTGGGCGGGCCCCTCAAGGGGTCTTTTTATTGACCCACGCAACGGCTTTAACGTCATTTACAACGGCTACTCGGATGGCGTACAAACCCTAACGGTTGACCAAAACGGAATTGGCGCGGGTATTGTGGACTTTACGTTGTCCGACTTTACGGCAAACTCAAACAACTTGTGGCAGTTTGATGCGGTGTTTGATGCGTCAGGGACTGGGGTGGCGAACCTGATTGCGCACCCGGGGCAGAACCTCACCGCAATCGACAGCACCACCAACACCCCCGTTTTGTTTGGCCCAGTGACAGGAACAACTTTGTCTCAAGTTGGTGTTTTTACGCTGTCAGCCACCACCGTTAACACATCCACCACCATAACCGTTGCCTCTACGTTGCTAATTGGTGCTGGGCAAACCATTACAGGCACAAACATTCCTGCCAGCACAACGGTGGTATCGGTCACAAACGCAACCACATTTGTCATATCAAACGCGGCAACGGGCTCAGGAACCGTAACCATCACGATCAACAACAACGTGTCGGTTTCAGGCGGCGCAGTCATGCTGTTTCCATACCTATTTACGTATGGAAATTTTGGTTTAATACGCAACTCAGGCGCAGGAAGTTTGTACGATTTTGTATCAGCAACGTCAAACTCAACCAACGTGACGTCCACAAAAGTTGTCAAAGGACTACCTGTTCGCGGCGGCTCCAACGCGCCATCAGGCTTGTTTTGGTCTCTTGATTCGCTGATCCGAGTAAGTTTTACGCCAACCACAATTACAACTGGCGTAACCTCAAGCACCTTTTTTTGGCGCTACGACATCATTTCAAGCCAAACCTCAATCATGTCTTCGCAGGGTGTGATTGAGTATGACGGCATCTATTACTGGTGCGGAATTGACCGATTCTTGCTGTACGGTGGTACGGTTCAAGAGATCCCAAACACCTTTAATCAAAACTACTTTTTTGATAACGTAAATTACAACCAGCGCCAAAAGGTGTTTGCCATGAAGGTGCCTCGCTATGGCGAAATTTGGTGGTACTACCCAAAGGGTCAGGCCACCGAATGCACCGATGCGGTGATTTACAACGTGCGAGAAAAGTGCTGGTATGACGCTGGCGAAGCACTTGGCTCCCAACGCTGTTCGGGCTACTTCTCGCAAGTTTTTCACTACCCAGTGCTGGCTGGCTATAAAACTAACGCCAGCGGCGGCGTTAATGCGGTCACCCTTACCAACGGCGGCTCCTTGTACACCAATGGTACTTACCAGTTTTACGCTCTTACTGGTGGCACTGGTACAGGTGCAACAGCCACAATCACCGTTGCTGGCGGCATTGTCACAACGGTTGTAATAAATAACCGAGGACAAAATTACACAATAGGCGACGTGCTGTCCTCTGTTCTACCCGTGGGATCAGGCTTCTTGTTGACGGTTGGAACGCTGATGACCTTTAATTCGCTATGGCAACATGAAATTGGCGTGGACTTGGTGGCTGGAACGAGCGTTGACGCCATCCTGAGCATGTTTGAGACCAATGACGTTGGTTGGGTCAGCGGAGGCCCGTCAGAGCCATCCTTGCAGGGCGTAAACCGTTGGTTGCGTCTTGAGCGTGTAGAGCCTGACTTTGTTCAGACTGGGCAAATGGAGCTATACATTACTGGGCGACCCTATGCGCAATCGGCTGACAAAATATCCGACGCGTTTGTGTTTACACCAACCACTGGAAAAATTGACATGAAAGAACAACGACGCGAGATGCGATTGCGTTTTGTATCAAACATTGCTGGTGGTGATTACCAACTCGGCAAGGTGCTGTTGAGTGGCGCTATAGGAGACGTTCGTGGCTACGAGTAATCCAGTTGGACTGGTTTACGACCCAAGGTACCACACGTTCAACTCGTGGGCCTCGCTGATGTGCGAACTGTACGCCGCCCAACAACTCTCGATACCTACAGATTCAACAGACTGGCACCAGTGGGGCAATGGTCTTTTGGCAATTGATGTATTCACCAACGAGGCTGTTCCAACCACCGACAACTATGACAACTGGGAGGAGTGGGCAACGGCATTGATGGGGGCGGTTAATCCGAGGCCACAATGAAAGAAGCAACATTACAAGAGATTATTAAAGGCGCTCCCATCACCAAAAATTTTGGTGAGCATTGGGAAATTGTCTACATGAACATTGCAAATCTTGTTGAAAAAACAAAAGAACACAGAGTTCTTCGCCATGGTAATTCTTTGTTGTTTTACATAATTGAAGAACCCAAAGTTGCCACAGGCGTTGTGTTCAGCATTGACCCCCCGCGCACGCAGGCAGAGGCTTTTGTTGAGTTTGCCAAGGGTATGGCTTTTGGTGGTTTTGAAACATTGAATACCACCACAGACCTTTTGTTGGCTATAAATCTTCTTGACAAAGCTGGATTTGACATAGACGTTTCAAACGTTGTTAAAAACAGCAAAATTAAAAACTTGCGAGAAATAAAAATTTACTTGCAAGGGGGCAGTTAATCATGGGAATAAATTGGGGTGAACTTGGTGATGCAACTGGATTTGGTGGAAGCGGCAATACAAGCATAGCTGATAAAATTGGTAACGCCTTAAACACATCGGTTGGTGGGGATAGTTCTGTTGGCAAAGCGGCAACCAAGGTTGCGCAACAAACGGTAAAGGTTGCAAAGGCTACTACTGCGGCTACGTTGGCGCAGGCAAAAGCTTTTGTAAAAAATCCGTTTCCCACGCTATTAACAATGGGGTTGTCAACTGTTATGCCATACGCATACGCCTCTGCAATCACAAACGTGCTTAATGGGGGTGACTGGAAAAAAGCCGTCATTCAAATGGGCATGAACTATTTTGCAACTGGTAGCGGCACTGGCCCCGGCCCATCAACTATGGTAAAAGTTTTAACAAGCTCATCAACTGCCGCGCTAAGCACAAAACTTTTGGGGGGCACAAACGAAGAAGTAAGAAACGCGGCAGTGGGCGGCGCTGTAAATACTTACATGTCTGATTTGTTGTACAAGCCAACAAGCCAAGGCGGGTATGGATTAAACCCTAGGGATGTCAGTACAAAAATGATGACCAACTCAGTTTCTGCGGCAACAAACGCAATTTTGCGGGGTCAAAATGTTGGCGATGCAATTGTAAATTCAGCTCTTGTAACTGGTGGCGCTCATTACGTCCAACTAGCCTACGAAAAAGTAACAAAAAATTCAGAGACTCTTCAACAGATGCAAGCTACATATGACAGTGCCAAGGCAAAAGTCATGTCAATATTTACCAAGCCTTTAGAGGATAAACAAAAACAAGTAGACGCTGAAGTTGCATCTGCTAGGATTCAAATTGATAGAGCTAGAAAAACTGAAACATACGCAAAACAGGTCAATAATGATTATGCTAATGGAAAGGCTAATGGGCCTTACGGTCAATACACTGCTGACCAAGCAGAGGACGCGGCAAAATATGCTGTAGAAAGTAACGATGCCGCACAACGTGCTATTGATAGAGTTAGACAGGCAAATAACGAACTTTTGATGATGGCAAATAGCAGTGGCTACACCGCCGCATCACAAGAGTACCAACTTGCGCTGAACCAACTGACTAACGCAGACAACAATATGGGTGCGTCTCAAAAAGAGTTTCTTGATTCTTACAAGAAATATGAGGACACAGTCGCCGCCACAAAATCTTTTCTTGACATCGACATTGCAGAAGATGCCGCAAAGATGATCAATGATGAGATAAAAGAAGCCGCAAGAGTAGCAAAAGAAGCTGAAGATAATGTTGCGGAAAATTCTAGAAAAACGCAAGAAGCGGAAGTTGCATATCAAAAACAACAAGCGGTTTTAAGAGAACAAGAGGCGCAGGTTAAGGCCGCTCAGGCATACAAAGCCAACCAAGAAGCCGCAGAACAAAAGAAAATTGCCGACGCAAAAGCCGTAGTGGACGCACGGGAGAAAAAAGAATACGACGACTTTTGGGCGGCTGACAAAAAGCTTAAAGATGAAATCAGANAGAAGGCTGAAATACAAGCTNAAGAAGAAAAAAAATATCAAGACGTTATGGCCGCTGACCAAAGGGCTAGGGATGAGTACGCCAAAGAAAAATCTGAAAGACAAGCTAAAGAAGAAGCCGCCGCCAATTCCTTAGCTGAAGCAAACGCAAAAGCCAAGCAAGAAGCAGACGAGAAGGCGGCTCAAGACAAACAAATTGCTGATGCAAAAGCTGTCGAGGATGCCAAGGTTGCAGAAGTTGAAAAGGAACAACTGGCCGATAAAGCGGTGGTGGACAAAACAACGTTTGACACATACATCAAAACTCAAGGTGATGCCGCAAGGTTGGCCGAGGAGGCTGAGGCTAAGGATCAACGTGAACGTGATTTGCAAAACCTTGATGCCGCTCATGCGCGTGAAGTGGCGGTTGCAATGCGTAAGGCAGAAGCCGAAGCCAATGCCAAAATACTAGCAGATCATGATGCGCAAGTAAAGGCCGCATCAGAGACACCAAAACCACCAACCCCAACCCCTGAGCCAAAACAAACACAAATTGGTGATTACATTACGAAGACTGGTACTTCGGCGGCGGCTACAGGAATTGCTCTAGCTATTGCTGAAGAAAAACGCCAAAAGCAACTTGCGGAACAAAAAGCCATACAAGACGCCAAAAAAGCAGAGGCAATAGCACAAGCCGAGGCAAAAAAAGCCGCTTATATTGCCGCGCAGAAAAAAACCTATGATGACAATAAAGCCGCCTTTGAGGCCAAAAAGAAAGCCGAAGCAGATGCAAAAGCCGATGCTCAAGCAAAAGCTATAGCCGCCTACAACGAAAAAGTCAGACTGCAAAAAGAAGCTGAGGCCAAGGCCATAATCAGTGGGACGAAAGCTCCAGTCAACACTGGAACAGCCCCAACGGGAACTTTAAAACCAGTTACCACCACTCCCACTGTAACTGCCACCCCAACGGGAACATTAAAGCCAGTTACCGCCGCCCCCATAGTAACCACCGCCCCGACGGGAACATTAAAGCCAGTTACCACCACTCCCACTGTAACCACCGCCCCCACGGGAACATTAAAGCCAGTTACCACCATCCCAACGGGAACCCCTAAACCAGTCACTACTCCTACAACCACGGCACCAATTACCAAGCCTGCGGGAACCCTAACGCCAAT